GTCGGAGTTCCGAACTGCAACGAAGGGAGTTGAGGTTCAACTGGGGAGTGTGTGTCCTGAAAAGGACCAGCGAGCGGTATGGAGGAATTCCTAACCCGCTGGCTGCCGCGAGACGCGGCACCACGAGGTATACCCCGTCCCGTGCGCGGCGAGCATGTTTATCGTCTACGGAAGATTCGTTCTACGTAGCTGGACATGCTACCGGACTCGGGAGTACCAGTTGAATGGCAACTTTGCCTTTGTTGCAGTTCGGAGCCCCGATCGACCCGAAATCTGGTGACAGGCCATCACCAGCATCATGCTATGTTAAGAACAACAAAACAACGTAGCCCTGATGTGCCCCGGAGTCCCTTCCTCGATTTGCTAGTGGTACAGCATTTCGGGTTCAGGGGGGCCTTATCTGGGGATGCAGCAATCGTACCCGTCCGTCGCTTGATGGCGAAGTGGCAGGAAGTACTCTCTCATCAATTCTATCCAGAGGCTGGTAGATTAGATGAAAACTTCCGCACACGCCTGCGAGCGGCTGTCGATAAGCTGCCGTCGTTCCATTACACCATGTACATGCACCATGGTGTCTCCCAGCTGGCGATCGCGGATCACATCTATCGCGAGTCGTCAGACTTTCTGCAGAGGTTCCTTGAGCTTCGCTCACTCTTCGTGGCGTCGCCCATAGATCCGTGGGACTTTGTGCATTTGGCAGAGCTGTACCAGTTTCTGGGTTCCTGTGGCCTCTTAGTTGACACGTTCAAGTATTATGTCAACTGGGTCATGTGTACCGTTACTGGACAGACCGAACTTCCTGCTGAGCCAGCCTTTTGTCTGTTGCGTGAGTTGGTTGACCAACCATTCCGCAACCAGATTCGCTGGTCTCGAGCTACACCGACGAAGACCTCTTCGCTGTTCTTTGCGAATACGGTCTTCCAAGGCTGGAAGAAGGGTCTGTTGCCCTGCCGCGTCGACAAGTTCTTCGACGCGGTAAAAGGTCAGGCAGCAGGATTAGGAGGTCCTTCCCCACCGTTGACCGATCATCAGAGAGAATTGATCGATCGCTTCGTCACGGCCGTCCATGGAACAAGGACGTGGCGAAGAGAAGCACATGACTCCGTTCGACGTATCCGCCCGAAGGTCTCGGACCGGGCGACCGTTGAGTATGGAGTGTCTGCTCGTGGTAACCTTGGGCAGTTGATGGACTGGTGGCTCGAGGAGGAGCTCGGTGCTGTAGACGACGCTGGCCGCGATGCGGCCCGCCTCTATCTGCAGATTGCCGAGCCTCCGTTCCGAGGCTACTATGTCCGTACGACTGTACGGTCTACAGGGGGCTACGAACAGAAAGAGTCGGAGATTGTGGAGGCTCGTTACTGGATCTCAGATGACGAACTCCTCAAGTACAACGAACACCGCTTACACCGTACCGACCTTTTCGGTCTGGCACCGGAGGCAGATGTTGTGCCCGCAGGGATTCCGGAACCAATGAAAATCCGGATGATCTCTAAACCTCGCGTGGGTGACTACGCGAAGTTGATGGGCATTCAACGTCTCCTTTGGCATATCTTGCAGGATCGTCGTTTTGGTAAGACCTTTGAACTGACAGGTCGAACCATCTCCAACTCTCTCATGCGCGAGTGGGAAGGGCGGATGGAGGATTGGTACCGCGAGGGGAGGCTCCGCGGTGTCGTCCGTCCGAATCTGCCACTGTACGTTTCCGCCGACTACAAGGGGGCGACCGATGGTCTATCCGGTCTCGCGTCTGAATACCTGATGACGCGCCTCTTGGAGCCTCTCCTTCCTGAGAACCCGGAGTTGGTGCTCTGGGCGGTCGAGTCCTTGTGTTCGTCCCGCATCTGGCACATTGTGCAGGACGACCCAACCGATCCACGTTGCTTGCGCGCTCCACCTGTGGACCCCTTCACGGGATGGTCCTACAATGAGTGGCGTGAGCATACCGGCGATGGAGAGAACTACAATCGCTGGTTTGCAGACGTGGCCCGGGGGGCTGGTATTGGGCAGACAGAAATGATTCAGCAACAGAACGGACAATTGATGGGCCATGTCCTATCGTTTCCTGTTCTGTGTATGCTGAACTACCTCTGCTATCACCAGTCCTGGGAGAACTACGCAGGAATTCGGCTTCGTCTCTTCCGAGATCTTCCGCCAGCCCTAGTGAACGGGGACGATTTGGGCTTCCGCACGTGTCGCGAACATTACCCTGTCTGGGAGGCTTGCCTTCCGGAGTGGGGGTTCGTGAAGAGTGTCGGGAAGAACTTCGTCTCTCCTCGCTGGATTCAGCTGAACTCGACGTTGTTCCATCGTCGGGCAGCCGGGCTGACGGAGATCGGCTTTGTGAACTTCGGGTTTTTGACTTCGCGTGGAAAGGCCCGCGAGCCCGATACGTTCCAAGGCTGGTCGTCGCCGCAGGATCTCATGCGGCAACAACTTGCTACGATTCCCGCCAGGGTGAACGAATGGCGGAATTTAGGGCACGGAGAGATCAGGAAGGTTCTGATGGAAGCGGATCGAGACGGGGTTAGTCCTTTTACGGCTCTTGTCTCGTCGCTCCCAGACCTCCTCCGGAAGCAGTGGGATACCAACTTGCCTTCCGTCCGAGAGCAGTGGGTGCACCTGGTTTGGTTGCACTGGGCCGAAGTTCGTTCTCTACTTCGGTTCCTGCCTTGGCGGGACTTGTTGGATTCTCTTCAGTCTGGCGATGACGACCGGTATAAGTTCTTTGCCGGTCTGTTTCGCGCCTTCAAGGAGTCGCCTATGCCTCAGGTAGCTCGGGACCTGGGCATCATCTCGTGTTGGAAGACCTATCACCGCCGTGCGGACATTACGGAGGTGATCAACGCGGGATGGGTGCGATGGCGTCAGTATCGTCGTAGTTCCATCGACGACCTGGTTTTCCTCTTGCGGTTCAGTGAGACCGTGGAGGTGAACAGTGAGTTCGACGCACCTTTACTCCATTGGGAGTGACCAAGGAGACGGGCCAAGATGCAAGAAGGGGACAGCAACCACTCTACGGGGCGGTGGCTCTGTTCTCTCCAACTTCGCATCGATGGCGTGGGATCCTCCCTGCTGCAGGGAAACACAAGGGACAATCCCCACCCCTCTTCTGCTCCTGTTTGTAAGGCCAACAGAAGCGCCCTTCGCTCTGCATCACTGTGTGGTGCGCCCTGCCGGAACCTGGCGGTCCGGTGGGTGTACAGTGGCCAGCGTGCACGATTG